TAGAAATAGAACCAAGAGAGGTAACAACATAATGCAAACAATAAAGCCAGAAAAGATAATAACAACCATATCTAACCTTAAAACAGGTGAGGTATACAAAACAGAGGACGAATGGAAGGCAAAAGGAGTGCCAGAAGCAGAGATTAGAAGAGATGTTAAAGTAATTATGCCTTCGCTTGATTTGTTCCCTAAAACCAAGTAGTGTGAAAAAATGGCAATAACTAGATCACAAATAGCAAGACAATTACTAGCAGAAGGCGGAGTATCATTAGATGATGCTAAAATGATGGCACCTCCGGGTGAGTTTCTTGCATATATTAATCCAAAAGAAGCAGACATGTTAAAAGCTGTTGGTGGTTCTGGTATCATGACACCTATGGGTATACCAAGTTTTACGGAAGATGAAGAGGATACGGGAGATGTATCTAACCCTGGAGGCAGTGGAGATTTCGGAAGTGGGGGAGATGATGGATTTGGCGGAGGAGATGAAAATCCAAGACCAACTTATTCTCAACAATTAACAGATATACAAAGCACAGGAAATACTTTTCCTAATCTTAATGAAGTAACTGCAAGAGATGTTTTTAAAGCTTCGGCATCTAATCCTTTATTATATAGAAGTGGTGGCGAAAGAGCTGCACTAGCATCTTTCCCAGTTTTTGGACCTTTAATTACAGCCGGTGAACAGTTTGCATATGATCTACCTATGTTTCAATACAGTAGAACCGGACCAGACTTTAAAGATAGATTTGTTGATGATGATGATGATAATGATACAAACAGAATTATAAGAAGACCAATTATGCCAACACAACCTACACAGCCAACACAAGCAGAAAAAGAATTTGCAGTAAGATTTTTTCTTCCAGAAGAATATAGACTAGCAGATGGTGGTGATGTTAGACAAAATTATGGTTTAGGTAAACTTGTAAAGAAAGCAACTAGAGCTGTTAAGAAAGTTGTAAAGTCACCTATAGGTAAAACTGCTTTGTTAGCTGCTGGTGCATATTTTGCTCCGGTCGCATTTGGTGGAACAGCAGGTTTTGGACCTGCAAGCACATACGGAAGATTTTTTAGTGGTCTTATGAACCCTAATATGATTGGGCCTTTGACGAAAGCTGGTGAGTTTGGAAGAATGTTATCAGGCACAGGAAAAGGAAAAGCCATATTAGGAATAGCTGGCTTATCTGCGGCAGCAGGTTTAGCGACTCCAAAAGAAGAAGAACAAGAATCTTTATCTCAAAGAATAGCTGATAGAACAGGTATTGATATAGCTGCCATTAGAAAAGAAGTTCAAGATGCTTATGCAGCTGGTGATATTAGTGGTTTAAGAACTAAATATCCTTTCTTAATACCTACAAGAGCCGCAGCCGCTGAGGGTGGTATGATGGATCTTGGCGGTAATGAGATGGATCTTAGAGGTGGTGGCTTTGTGCCAATAGGTAAAAAAGAGAAGGCAGATGATGTGCCAGCTAGATTATCAAAGAATGAGTTCGTTTTCACGGCTGATGCAGTTAGAGCAGCAGGTGGAGGAAGTGTTGATAGAGGCGCAGATCTGATGTATAAGACAATGAAACAACTGGAGAATAAAGTAGCATAATGGCAATAACAGAATCACGTGTATTACCCCCACAGT